CATTTTCTGCACGTTCACTAGATCCTGTAGTTTTTAAATGTTCAATAAATTCTTTTTTTGCATCTTCTTTTGAAAGAAACTTAGACGAATATACATACCCTGTTCCTATTCTACTCCAAAGAGGAATATTCCATACCCATCCTGAACTTAATGCATGACAGTCTGTATAGTTATGCATTTCTTGTTCTCTATCTTCGTAAGGTATACGACATGCCCATGCACTGTCATTAAATAGATGTGTATCAAAACTTTTAAATTCTGACCCCATCCATCCTTCTAACATCATTGATCTAAAGCCGGTACAATCAATCCATAAATCAGCATCAACTGTTTTACCATTGTCTAGTCTTATAGTGTCAACATAACCGTTATCATTCTTTTTATAAGATACTACATCGCTTACAATGTGTTCTACGCCTGCAGGTATAGCAATATATGTTTTTAAATAGTCGCCAAATTTTTGTGCATCAACATGGTATGCTGTGTCCCATTTAAAGTTGTAATGTCTAAATTTATTTGTTGAATTTCTAGTTTGTTTATTATAGTCTGATATGTATGTAGGTGCAGTTGCATAAAACTTAGCAAACGTATCAGGAGTAAATTCATCTGGATATAATGCGGCAAGTTCTGACCACGTGTTAACACCTTCTTTATTAGTATAGTCTAATCCGTCACTAAAAGGGTATTGAAAACTAGTACCGTCATTGTCTTTAAAATTAGTAAAGCGTATGCTATTTTTATATGTAGCATCACAATGTGACATCCAGTCTTCATCGTCTAAACCTAAATAGTCTAAAAACAAAGTAATTTGACCAAGAGTAGATTCGCCTACTCCTACAGTTTTAATATTAGGCGATTCAACAAGTTTTACATTAATATGAGGACATAGTTTTGATAGTGCGGCAGCTGACATCCATCCTGAACTTCCGCCGCCAACTATGCATACCGTTTTAGCTCGCATCAGTATCCTTGTAAATATTGTCTCTTAAATATTCGTATGTACTTGGCAATCCTTTAACATATGTTTCTAACTTTTTAAAATTATCTTGATATGCATCTTTTATTTTATGAAGATGTTCCACATCACCTCTGTTTTTAACATATACATATTCAGGAGTACTAACTGGTTTTACTCCTAAGCCTGCGCCAATAAAATTAGCACCTTGATCAATATCAAGCATTACATGTTCTTGAATAGCACCAAAGAAATTTTCTATATTAGCATTTCTAATCATTCTTGGACCAAGTATAGTTGGAGCATATTGATTCTTTTGTGTAGCCCAACGCCAGTAATTTGTATCTGTTCTACCACTTCCTGCATAATGCATAGCAACAAAATCTCTAAATGTAAGAACATTTTTTTGACACATTCCATTAAATGCATCACGCTCAATTTGAGTAGTATAGCCTTCTCGTCTATTTAACGTGTCTACTAATTTAATAATATTTTCATGTGTTGTTAATAGTCCTGTAGACTCTAAAGGTTCTACAAATCCATAACTAAGTCCAATGCCTACTACATTTTTTGACCATGCTTTTCTTCTATAGCCATGCTTAATTGGAATATAAAAAGGTTCAACTGTATCTAAATCAATATCAGGATAACGCTCTTTTATGTGTTTTAAAAATTCTCTTAAAGCTGTGTTTGGTTCTACAAACCTAGTACTAAACACATACCCAGTACCAATTCTATCCCATAAAGGAATATTCCATACCCATCCATTATCTAATGCTGTACAATCAGTTACATTTTCTAACTGGTTTTCTCTATCTGTATATGGAATTCTAACTGCCCATGCCGCATCATTTGCTAGTTTATCTTCAAATGTCATGAACTCTTCGCCCATCCATTTTTCTAATAACATTGATTTAAAGCCTGTACAATCTATCCATAAGTCTGAGTATAGTGTACTTCCGTCTATACAAAGTATTTTAGTAATATTTTCTTTTTCATCTACATCGTAAGAATGTATTGTGTTTTCAATAACTTTAACACCATTTGGTATACATATAGTTTCTTTTAAATATTGACCAAATAATTGTGCATCTAAATGATAAGCTGTATCGTTTGCAAAGTCATAATTTGGACCTAAGTTTCCATTAGCGTTATTATCTTCTTTATTATACATTGCTAGTAATGTATTAGACGGAGCATACATTTTTGCAAAACTTGTGTTGTCAAATTCATCTGGAAATAGTGCGGCAAGTTCGCCCCAATCATTTAACCCATTAGGAGCGTAAGACCAATCAAACCCACTTATAAATGGATATTCAAAAGACTTGCCATCATTTTTTGCAAAGTTTGTAAAGCGAATACTATTTTTATATGTTGCTTTACATGCAGGCATCCAATCTTCATCTTTGAGACCAAGCAGTTGTAAGTATGTATTAAAATGTCCAAGCGTAGATTCACCCACACCTACAGTAGGAACATCTTTTGACTCAACTACTGTTACTTCTAAATGTGGACAAAGTTTGCTCAAAGCGGCCGCGCTCATCCATCCTGAACTGCCGCCTCCAATAATAGTAACTGTTTTAATTTTCATGTAGGGCTCCTGTGTACTAACAAATATTTATAGAAGTATAGAAGTGCAGAGGCGAGAAAAGAGTGTGTAACACTCTTCTCTATTTTAGTATTTTATTCTACTCTAAATGTTGGGCCTGTAGCTGTCCAAGAATCATTTAATGGACCTGTAGCTTTATATAATGAATCAGCTACATCATATGTCATTGTAACTTCAGTATCATATAGTTCTACAACCATGTTACTACCCTTTTCAAAGCTAACTAAAGGAACACTTGCGTCTTTACCCTTGTTTACATTATGAATGTTAACAGGACTAATTGCTATTAATGTTGGCATTATCCTTCCTCCCCTGGTTGAATGTCTCTTGGTTGACCTTCCATTCCAGGCCAGTCATCGCAATGAAGCCACGGTGGATTATTTTCAGTTGACAGTTTTGGTAACTCATCTGCTGATGGTTCCATCACCGCCATCACCGCCATTTGTTCCTCAGGACTCATTGTTTCAACACTAGCATCTGGTGCGTCTAATGTGTTTTTAACTAGTGTAATATGACTTGCCCAAGGGCCTGTTGCACTTAATGTTCCTGTGTCTTGTAGCTCATGATATATCATGTCTAGTTGTGCTTCAACAGTTCCGTATGCAACTTTTCTTGCAACTTCTTTGTCTGCCGCTGGGCGTGTTCTTTCAACCCATATTGACTTATTCTGTGATGGACTAAATTCTAATGTCCAATCAAGTGTCACTTCATCGGGTGCGTTGACCCATGTAAATTTTGCATCCGGTCCGTTATAAATCGGATACTCGTCTCCAGGTTCTTCAATTTGATGTATGAACCCTTGAAACCCTACTAATACTTTTTTCATTTTATCTATACTCCGTAATAACTACCATTCCTGATATACCGTTTGATCCTCTATGTCCTGAAAAGTAACCACCTGTACCGCCAGCACCACGGCCACCATGGCCTTCATGTCTGTGACTAAAGTGTCCACCTTGTGGATGACCGGAAGCGATTGAACCGCCCCAATAAGCAGTACCACCAGGACCGAAACTTTGGTGATGACTACCTCCACCTGCACAATAAACATTTAAATTACCACCTGAACCTACGCCAGATAATCCACCTGAATGTTGATTGTTTCTATTAGCGCCATAGCCACCACTTGCACTACAATAGTTGCCAAATGATGTACCACCTGCGTTGCCGGCAGCGCCGGAATAGTAAGTGCCGCCTCCAGCACCACTAAGACTAATACTAACTGAACTAATACCACTTACATCAAGAATTCTTTCTGAGTAGCCACCAGCGCCACCGCTTTCGCCGTGTCCACCTCCGCCACCACCTGATGCTTGTACTTGTACATGCACATATCTAACACCACTTGGTCTATTCCAAGTTCCGCCACCTGTAAATACTTGCATACTTCTGATGCCGTATTCACTGTAGGTAAAATTGTTTCCCGAAGCGTTGGCAGCCAATGATGTTCCACTAGCTCCTACTGATGTTAAATTAGTACCACCTTTACTTAATGGTGTAGTACCTGTGACTTTGTTACTGCCTAAATCAACTGCACTATTAGCTAACTTATCTGCTGTTACAGAACCTCCAGCTAATTTAGTGTTATCTACTTGTCCGGCAGCAATATCATCACGAGTAATTGTACCCGTAAGTACAGCGGAATTTGTTAATCTTTTTAATGTCTGATAACTGAATGCCATAACGTATTTATATCCTTTAGTAGTACATAACGACAACAACTAAACCGTTTCTGCCGTTTGCTCCTCTGTGTCCTGTAAAATAGCCACCTGATCCGCCAGCACCTTGTGATGCATGACTTTCGTGTCTGTGACTAAAATGTCCACCTTGTGGGTGACCAGCCGCAACTGCTCCTCCCCAAAAATTCTGTCCGCCTACTGACGAGCGTGTGTGATGTGGTTGTCCGCCACCGCCGTAAATATTTAAATTACCGCCTGAACCTACTCCACCTAGTCCGCCTGAGTGTTGGTTATTTCTGTTTGCTCCATAGCCGCCACTTGCACTACAGTAATTACCAAATGAACTACCGCTTGAATTACCACCTGCTCCTGAATAATATGTTCCGCTGCCTGCGCCACCTACACTAATGCTTACACTGTTAACTCCAGTTACATCAATAATTCTTTCTGAGTATCCGCCTGCTCCGCCACTTTCTCCATGACCTGATCCGCCTCCGCCAGCACCTTGTACTTGCACTTTAACGTATCTAACACCACTTGGTTTGGACCATGTGCCGCCACCTGTGTATACACTCATTCCGTATATACCGTGGTTACTAAATGTTGTTCCATTTCCTGCACTGTTAACTGTAAATAACTGATTTGCGCCACCAACTGTTGTTCTGCCAGTTCCGCCTTTGCTTGTGGGTGTTGTTCCTGTAACAACATTTGATCCCATATTTACTGCATTTGTATCTATTTTTGCTGATGTTATGTTAGCACCGACAATTTTTTGATTACTAACAAGTCCGTCTGCAAGATCAGCACCTGTTAATGTATCATCAACGATTGCTGTGCCTGTTATACGTTTTAATGTTTGATAACTAAATGCCATTATAAATCCTTATTAATAATACATGGTTACTACAACCATACCTCTTAGACCATTTGAACCGCGGTGTCCTGTAAAATATCCACCAGCGCCACCTGATCCTGGTGCGCCGTGACCTTCATGTCTATGGCTGAAATGTCCGCCTTGTGGGTGTCCGCCTGCAATAGAGCCGCCCCAGTAACTACTACCCCCGATACCTGTTCTTTGGTGATGACTTCCGCCTCCACCACTATGTAAATTTAAATTACCACCAGAGCCTACACCACCTAATCCACCCGAGTGTTGGTTGTTTCTATTTGCTCCGTATCCTCCGCTTGCACTACAATAGTTGCCAAACGATGTTCCGCCTGCGTTGCCACCTGCTCCTGAATAATATGTTCCACTACCTTCGCCACTAATACTAATACTAACTGAACTAATACCAGTAACACTTAAAATACGTTCTGAGTAGCCGCCACTGCCGCCACTTTCTCCATGGCCGCTTGCGCCACCACCTGATGCTTGTACTTGCACTTTAATATATCTAACGTTACCGGGTCTACTCCAAGTACCACTACTTGTCCAAACTTGCATTCCGTAAATTCCATGCGGTGTAGTAGATAACCCTGAACCGTTACTTGTAATTGCCTGATTAGCACCACTAAAACTACTAGTACCTAATCCACCTTTTGAAATAGGTAATGTACCAGTAACAACATTAGTTGTTACATTAACTGCATTATTCGCAAGTTTATCTGCTGTTACAGCATTATTTGCTATAGTGCCTGTATCAACTGTTGTATTAGCTAAGTTTGCTGTGCTAATAGTTTCTGATAAAAACGAATTTCCAGTTAATCTTTTTAATGATTGGTAACTAAACGCCATATTACTATTATCCTTAAATTGCCTCTAAAGTCCAACCTCTAGTACTATCGTAATATACTAAAGTTACTGATGCTCCGTTTGTATCTAATAACATATTATCAGCTGTGCCCATAATATTTTTACCGTTACGTGCAATAGTAAGATTCGATGATTGTATATTACCAGTCGTATCTGTAATTTTAATTACATCGTAAGGATTAGGTGCTGAAGGTAATGTAAGCGTTAGCCCATTACCTGTAACCCAATAATTTCTATTAGATACTAAATTAGTGTTACCACTAACAGCCGCAATAGCTAGAGTGTCTCTAACAGGATGCCAGCCGTCTCCGTTATAAATTTCTAACTGATCAGTATCAGTATTGTAAAATTGAACACCAGCGTTAGTAGAAGCTGGTCTATCAGATTCTCTACCAATTAGCGTTTTTAAATTACTCGGATATATTCCTAAACTAACATTTCTGCCCATTATACTTTCCCTATTATGCTGTTGCTGTTTCTAAACCGTATACCATAGCTCCAGCGCCAGCCGCACTAGATCTAACAATTACGTTACGATCTGCTTCAACAACGACACCAGTTCTTTCAAGTACACCACCGGGTAATACCTGTGCTTCATACTCAATGTATTCGCTGTTGTTTGGGGTGTTTGCAGTTGCTAAAGCTATTCTTACTGTAGCTGTACTTGCACCTCTGTTAACTATGTTAATAGTTATTACTGCAAATGTATCAGCTGGTACCGTATACACAATCGTATCCGTTGCCGCTGATAAGTCACTTGCTCCTAATACTCCATTTGACATTTTTTATTGCTCCTATCTTATCTCAAGAAATAGTTGTATGCTATCGGTAAACCAAGTACAGTTTTAGTAAAGTTTACGTTCGCATTGATATTTATCTTCTCTCCGGACACCGTTGTAATTTGATTGGTATTTACAAAAATGTCACCAGCTGTAACACTGTTCACGTTCAGCTGTGCGCCACCTCCACCAATTTGTGCTTCGATGTATGCCTTAACTGCTCGCTGTGTTGGTACAACACTATCACTGTTTGCAGTAAAGAACGGGTCTGTACTAAATTCACTAACCGCCGCCGAATTACCACCAAGTGTAACTTCACCTAGTGTAAGTTCTTGTAGTCCTGCAATGTTAAATGCATCAGCATTCAATGTTGCAACACCTGTTGCCTGTTCAATTTGGAACAAGTCACCAACTCTAAAGTTACCATCTTG